CCAAAACCAGATTCCAAAGAGTATGTACACAGCATACTTCAACCAGCTATCAGGTTTGAAAAGTCCCAGTGTTTAGATTTGCCCCCGGTTACTTACGTAGACAGAGATGCACCATTGACACCACAGCAAGTGAAATACTACAACATATTAAAGAAACAAATGTTGTTTGAAGCCGACGGGGAAGAAATTTCGGCGGTCAATGCGGCGGTGCAGATCAATAAGTTGTTGCAGATTGCGGGTGGCGCGGTGTATTCCGACAGCAAGGAGGTCATTGAGTTTGATGTATCCGAGCGGCTACGTGTGGTGCAGGAAGTGATTGAAGAGTCAAGCCATAAGGTCTTAGTCTTTGTTCCATTCACGCACACCATAGAGTTACTTGAGAAACATTTAACTAAGAACGGCATAAGCTGCGACGTAATAAACGGGTCGGTTAACGTGAACAGGCGCACAGCTATTGTCAAACAGTTTCAAGAACACGATAACCCCAAAGTGCTAATCATCCAACCACAAGCCGCATCCCACGGGTTAACCCTGACGGCGGCGAACACAGTGATTTGGTATGCTCCATGCACCAGCGTAGAAACCTACCTGCAAGCTAACGCCCGTATAGACAGGCCGGGGCAAGTGAACAACATGACAGTGGTGCATATTAAGGGTAGCCCCATTGAGAAAAAGATATACGACATGTTGCGCAACAACATACGAAACCACATGAAAATAATTGATTTGTACCGACAAGAAATTTCTTTTTAAATAGCTTGACAATGTACAACACTGTGGTAAACTAACTTTCCCGCAAACGATTGGAGTCTATATGAGTGATGAGAAGCAAGAGGATAGCCACCCCCAAAAAATGGACAAGATGGCTCAAGCATATATCCGCATCAGAGATAAGCGTGCGGAAAACAGCAAAAAATTCGAGGAAGAAGATGAACTCCTCGCAACACAAATGCAGTTGATATCCGATGAGATGCTCAACCTGTGTAAAAAAATTAATGCCGACAGCATTAAAACAAAGTATGGCACGATCATGCGTTCAGTTAAGTCGCGGTATTGGACGAATGATTGGGATTCAATGTACAACTTCATAGAGGAGAACAGTGCATTTGGCCTACTAGAGAAACGACTTCATCAAACCAACATGAAAGAATTTCTTGCAGAGAATCCCGATTTGCTCCCCAAGGGTTTGAACGTGGAGAGCGAGTACACCGTGGTAGTTAGACGTTCTAAGGAAACATGAACATGAATGAAATTGAGATGAGCCCCCAAGAGACAGATTACGACATTGAAAAAACCCACAACAAAAGTCTGGCAGTGCGTTACGCGTTGCGTTACTTTGAAATTTTCCCCACAGAAGACCACAACCTTTTGGAAGCGGCTGGACAGATTTACGAATTTATCACCGGAGAGAAAGCATGAGCAACATTCAAATGTTCAACGAAGAGTTACCTGATTTCTTGCGTGCCGCAGGTATTAGTGAACTTACAAAACAACTTGCTGGTAACAGCACCCCCGCAGTCAAACGTATTGTCCCCAAGAACGGCATCTTTCGCAAGGTTGTCGGCGGCGAGGAAATGGGAAAACTCAAAGGTGACTTGAACGCTGTTATTGTCAGCGCTTCCCCCAAAGTCGGACGCATCTTCTACGCCAAGCAGTGGAGCCCCGATGCAGAGCCAACCGCACCAGATTGTTTTTCTAACAACGGACAAACCCCCGACGAAGGTGCATCTAACCCTCAGTCCAGCCGTTGCGACGAGTGCAAACAAAACATCAAGGGTTCAGGCATGAACAACTCTAAAGCTTGCCGGTACTCTCGCCGACTGGCTGTTGTTTTGGAACATGATTTTGACACCGCACTGCAAGGTTCTGTGTACCAGATTAACTTGTCTTCTAAGTCTTTGTTTGGTGAAAGCCCCTCCGACAACACCCACATGTTTGAAAACTACACTAAGTACTTGGCCAACAACGGCAAGAGCTTGGACTACACCGTCACTAAGATTAGTTTCAACGAAGACAACGACAACCAATCTCTGTTGTTCACACCCCTGCGCCACATCAACAAGGCGGAATACGACGTTACATCTAAGGCAAGCGCGGACGTAAGCACTCAGAAAATGGTGACTATGACGCCTTACCAAGCGGATGTGAGCGGTAAAGCCCCGAAGCTGGAAGCCCCTAAAGCTGCCCAAGCCACCGTTGAAGACGTGGAGCCAAAGAAACGCGAGTCTAAAAAGGTTGCCGAGCCTGTTGCAAAAGAGGACTTGGATTCCGTGTTAAACGCATGGACAACCGGAGATTAATATGACCTATGGTTACAGCCACAATTTGGTTGAGGCAAACAAAAATGCCAATCCCGAATTTTTGGGCGTAGCTTTTGGTCGTATGTGCATTGAGTTAGGGATTCCTGCTACTCGCGTAGCGGAAGAATTGGGGGTGAGCCGCATGACGGTTTACAACTGGTTTTGGGGTGAGAGCATCCCGTCCCGCAATAACTCAGAGCAAATCAAACTCTTCATGGCCCGCTACGAAAAATAGAAATAACAATGCCATCATTTGACCTGCTAGACGCGGTATTACCCTCAACCGGTAGATATTGTGTGGTAGGGATTGGTAGCTACGTAGATCAACGGTTCGCAGACACAAGGGAACAAGCAGAAACAATCATTCAAGAATTTAGAGACAAAGAGATCAATGTTTATTTTGGTTGCTCTAAATTTGGACAAGACGACAATCGCACTCAGGGTAACGTAACTGCTATTAGAGCGCTGTGGTTGGATATTGATTGTGGCCCTACAAAGGGTGTACCTAACTCGGATGGGAAAGTCGAGGGGTATATTGACCAGCGTACGGGATTGCTTGAACTCCGAAAGTTTTGCGGCGCGGTAAATCTGCCTCTGCCGATCCTTGTAAATTCCGGAAACGGGATACACGCATACTGGCTTCTTGAAGAAACGCTGGGTAGAAAAGAGTGGAAACCACTTGCCCAACGCCTCAAGGACTTGTGTGTTGAACGCGGCCTTATTGTAGACCCGTCGGTCTTTGAGGAGTCGAGGATATTGCGTGTCCCCGATTCGTTGAACATAAAGCCAAACAAACCAGTTACCTCGGTTTCTGTTATGAACCCCAATACCAATCGCATGACATATGCGCAGGTAAAAGAAATATTGGGCGTGACAGAAGAACCCAAGGAGCCTGAGTTTGCACCGCCGTCGTTGAGCCCGATGATGCTTGCTTTACTTGGAAATAAAGTAAAGAAATTTGAAACCATTCTTACAAAATCAGAGGCGGGTGAAGGATGCGCACAACTGCTTTACTGCAAGAATAACCAAAATGAAGTATCGGAACCGCTGTGGTTTTCCGCTTTATCTATTGCTGCTTTTTGTTCTGATGGGGACAAGTATGCGCATGAGATATCCAAGGAATACACAGACTACAACGAGAACGAAGTAGAGCAAAAACTTAGAAGCCTAAGAAAAAATGGTGGCCCGCATAGCTGTGCTGTGTTTGAACGGGAAAACCCCAAGGGCTGCGAAGGGTGTCCTAACAAGGGAAAGATAAAGTCTCCGGTGGTGCTTGGTATTGAGATTGCCGAGGCCAAAAAAGAAGACAACGTAGTAGTCGTGGAGAACAACAACTCTGCGGTGAAGGTGGTGATACCTGAATATCCATTTCCGTTTGTGAGGGGTAAGAAAGGCGGCATTTACAAAAGACCATCGAAAGAGGACGAGGAAGCAGCGCCTGTATTGGTCTATGAACATGACTTGTATGTAGTCAAGCGTATGCGTGACCCCGGCGCTGGGGAAGTGGCGTTGTTTAGGTTGCATTTACCGCATGATGGCATAAAAGAATTTGCGATTAGCACAGCTGTTATTTCTTCGGAGGATGAATTAAAACGGCAACTAGCGCAACAAGGGGTTGTAGCACACAAGAGTCAGTACAAACATCTGGCTACTTATGTAGTTACGGCAATCAAAAATTTACAGTATGAGAAAAGAGCAGACATCATGAGAACACAATTTGGATGGGTAGACAACGATAGCAAATTTATTTTTGGCGACAAAGAGATTACCAAGGACGGTACGTTCTATTCTCCACCGTCGGCGGACACAAAGCATATTGCGGAAAAGATTCACGTCAAGGGTTCGTTTGAGGAATGGAAACGGGCTTTTAATATGTATAGCCGACCGGGTCTTGAAGCGCACGCATTTGGTGCTTTGACTGCGTTTGGTGCGTTGTTGTTTAAATTTACAGGTTTGGACGGCGCGATCATCAACGTCATTCACCCTGACTCAGGCACGGGCAAGTCAACAATCCTGCGCATGTGTAATAGCGTTTACGGCTCACCAAAAGAATTGATGGCGATTGATAAAGATACGATCAATGCAAAGATGCTTCGTCTTGGAGTCATGAACAACTTGGCGCTCACGATTGACGAGATCACGAACATGAAGACCGCAGACTTCTCTGACTTTGCTTATGGTGTAACACAGGGTCGTGGCAAAGATCGGGTTAAGTCTTCCGAGAACTCAATGCGCATCAACAACACAAAGTGGCGGAACTTAACTTTGGCGTCGGCGAACGCTAGCTTCTATGAAAAACTGTCGGCGCTTAAGAAGTCTCCGGACGGTGAGAACATGCGGGTATTTGAATATGAGATTGAACCTAACGAGATCATCAGTGTTGCCGAAGGTAAAGAAATATTTGACCACGTGTTAAATGAAAACTATGGACATGCTGGAGAGATATTTATTTCCCACCTTGTTAACAATCTGGAGAGCTGCATTGCGTTGCTTTTGAAGGTGCAGGCCCGAATTGATAGGGATGTGCAGATTTCTGCAAAGGAACGGTATTGGTCTTCGATTGCCGCATGTAATATTGCCGCAGGTTTGATATCCAAGAACTTGGGTTTGCATGAATATGATATGCCCGCTATATATGGTTGGCTTACAATTCGCTTAAAGATTACCCGTGTAGAAGTTAAACGTCCAGAGATTACTCCCGACTCAGCTATTGGCGAATTTATGAACGCCCACATACAGAATATTTTGGTTGTGAACGGCGACGTCGATTCTCGTAGTGGCTTGTCGGCTTTACCATTACAGGAACCCCGTGGAGAGTTATTGGGGCGTTATGAGCCGGATACAAAGCAGGTGTATATCCCAGCGGCGCAGTTTAAAGAATTTTGTGTGAAATCTCAAACGCACTACAACGGACTGTTAAAACAACTTACTGAGATGGGCATATACAAGGGGCCAGTCAACAAACGTATATCCAAAGGTATGAAAGTTGTTACCCCTGTGGTGCGTGCATTGCACTTTGATGTGTCAGGCGTAGATTCTTTGCATCTAGATTTACCTGAAAATGATAATCGAGAACCTGACGTACAGCCTTAATTGGGAGAAGTTTCGGGTGGGGCAATCTTTCTTTGTCCCCTGCATCGACCATGTGGCTGCAAGAGAAATGTTAAAGAAAGTGACTCGCCGACTGCGTACAAAAGTCGAGACCAAAGTGGTGGTGGAGGACGGCATAAAAGGCTTGCGCGTCTGGAGAGTTTGAGATATAATGTCCCCACTAGTAAGCAGTTGCTAGTACGCTCCTTTAAGGGTATATACCCTTTTTACACCCCGCCTAGTGCGGGGTTTTTTTTATTTCTTACCAAACTCTTTATCCATTTGCTCAACGATTCTGTCGTATTGCCCCTCAAAATTTTTGTCGTAGGGTAGACCTTTTTGAGCATACTCCAATGCTTTTTCGCGTCTCTGCATAGATTGCATTATAGTGTCGTTGCCAATATCGTTAGTGGGGTACTGCGCGTTAAATTTATCGATTTCTTTCATTACTCGGTCGTAATCGTTATTTCGCCCGCTTTCTTCGGCTCTGCTAAGTTTGTCTATCAATTCATTTCTTTTACGCGTAACCGCTATTTTGTCGCCTTGAAGTTTATAAATAGCCTCTCTTCGTGCAACTAATTCTGTTGTAGCAAACCCAAGCATTTGCATTAGCAACTGTCCTTGAGTAAAGTCTTTAGCTTCTATAATTGTTAACCTAGCTGAAGTGGTAGCGCCTTCTCTTTCGTATCTTTCAGCGGTAAAGGCACCCTTTACAAACGCGGGCATCAAAGTCTCCATACTCCGCATGAGTTCGCCTTTGTTAAACCAATCAATCGCATCTGGAACAGTTTTAACTATAAAACTAGCCCCCGGCCCCACAAGAGAGGCAAGAAATTCCGTCACTGCTGCTTTTGCTGTTGCTTGGTCATGTACTTCAGGGAACCACATATTTTGAAATGATAAGCTACCTGTAATGTCATACCCAGTAGCTTCGGCAATTATGCCTCTATCAAGTATCCCACCCAGCACATCCCCAAAAGTTTCACGCAACCATATGCGACGGAACCATAATTCCCAATCTTCTTGTTCTAGAATTTTTTCATCGTCGTCATCTCCGCTAAGTCCCTTTAACGCATTCATCATCCCTTGTACAGCGCCCATAGCCAAAGCGATACCGGGCACGCCGACATAGCCAGCTAAAGATAAAGACATAAACACGGAGCCCAAAAGCTTAGTCATAGCCTGCGCTCTATCTTTAGCACCTAACCCAGCAAACATACGCCATGCGTTACGCACAAAGAACGTAGTTGCAAACGCAGCAAACATTTTAAATTGCAAAAGAGCTTTACCGATTGGTTGATGTGCATTGAGAAGCACTTTATTTTGGCCAAACTGAACCGCGCCCCTTGGTCTTTCGTAAGCGCTGTATGCACCCAAAGCTTCATTGGTTTCTTTCTCAGCCAACTCCAAAGCCTTTTCGTGCGCGTTATGGATTCCTCCTATATCCTGCCTATGCAACCGATAAGAAGTCATAAAAGTAATTTCACGAATCATTCGTTCGGTATGATGAAATAACGCGGTCATTACACTCACTACTGTGCCACCAATTTTTGCCGAGGTACTTTCAGCTTCTGCAGTAGGTATATTTCTGCGTCCAACTAATGAATAAGTGTTGGTGTTTTCAGTAATACCACGATCAGCCATGTATTGGGCAGCAAGTTTTTCATCCGGCGTGAGTTCTGCAGCACCCACCATAGACATAGTAGGAAATTCAAACGCCGTAGTCCCATCTGGGTTTTTCTTTATTTTTACATTTGTACCAAACACAGCAAGGGACTTAGCCAGCGCCGCCGCTACTTTAACTGGGTTGAACCCGTGGTTTGCTGTAAGCGTTGGGCCTACAAAAACAGGTAAAGATGAGAGTTGTGCTACCGCAGTTTTAGTTGATGTCATCAACCACAAATACGAAGAAGTATTAAGAAGATTAACGGCTTTGTGTAAAAGGTCATCATCAACGTCAGGGCGTACTTGCATAGTAATGCGCTCAGTCATCTCATTAAGGAACATTTCTTTTTTTAGTTTTTCTGGGTCACCCTGCAAAGCATCTTTTGCCAACTCAAGTTCTTTCATAGCCTTACCGCCGTACTCAATACGGGTCAATTGGTTTGCCATGTTTATGCCGTTGGTAACAAAGTTTCGTGCAATGTCGCCTGAGAAACCTGCAATGCCTTTACGCATGATGAACTGTTTGCGAAAGTTTCTATCTGGCAATGTATGTAAAAACATTTGATAGATTTGGTCTTTTAATAGTTCCGCATTTACTACCCCATGTTTGGATACTACATTACCAAATTCGTCAGTTACATTTTTAGTCCCATTATTAATAGCCGTAAATATGGTTTTAAGTGATTCTGTAGACACCATGTTATCTGAAGTACGAGCACTTTTTAAATCATTACCCGCATCCATAACTCCATCTTTTACTGCTTCTTCCCAAGTAGTGCCTAGTTGTTTAGCGCGTTCATTTATAAATTTATCGCGGTCTTTTTTGTTTTCAAACATGTAGAATTCGCGACCTACACCCTTGCCGACGCGCACCCAATACTGACCGTAACGCATCAGTGGGAAGTAGGGGTACATTGTTTTACCGGTCTCATACACCTGCTTGATAGCCGCAATGAGCTTGCTTTTCTCGGGTTCTTCTAAGCCCGACTCTTCAATTTGTTTTGTAAGTACGTCGTAATACGCGGTATGTTGTTCTATGTAGTGATCGCGTATTTCTTCGTAAAGTTTTTTTGTATTTTCATCAAGTTCACCCCACAGACGCTGCAACACTTTATCCCCGGCCAGAGCCTTAGCGTCTGTTGGATCTCGCGACAACAGTGTGGTGTAGTGCATTATGTTAGCCAACTTCTTGTATTGGTCTGAAAATTTTCTTTTAAGGTATATTAGTTTGTCAAATTTGGGGAGCATCTGGTTCATGCGCTTGTTCTTTTCCCCCGCCATATCTACCATAAATTTGTGTGCGTCAACAATATGGTGCATGCCAACTCTACCAGCCCACTCAACAACAGCGCTGGTCTGCAATGTCGGTAAAAGTTGATAGATAAAATTTTGACCCATGTAAGCGAATCGGCTTACGGCAAGATTAACAAATTCTGTTTGGTCACGCAGTTTGGTAAGCGTAGACATCTCTCTTAAATCGTCGGCAAAATTCCCTTTACCCAACTTCTCTTCTGTTTTTGATGCCTCTGTTACTCTGGGTGCTGCTTGTTTCAGCACTCTTCCAGTTTGTGCCCTTGTGTTTTCCGTAGCTTTTGCAGATAGCAGTTGATCGGTTATGTTAATGATGTCCGACAGAGCATTGACGCTATTCGCGCTCATGTTAAAAAATTGCCGTACATTATTGACAAATTGGTTGTACAGAGTTTTGACTATGTGGCCCGGTGTCTCCATTAACCACTTTTGAAACTTAGGGTCGGTCATTGCATAGGATACAAACTCATGCACATCATCAAACACCTTGCCATCCAAAAGAAGATCGTGCAAAAACAAGGGCAGTTTGTCTTCGTCTAGCTGTGCTTGCGCTCTTTCACGCGCCAAGTCCATTGTTTTTTCTAGCGACTTTATTGCTTTGGTTAACCCAGCATCCAACCCTTTTAACCCAGCATCTATCTTTTGCTGTAAAGCTGCGTGCAAAGCTTCATGTAGCACGGTTATATTGTTA